GAAGGGAATCATTACTGACGATGTAATGAAGGCAATGCGACTCAGGGGTTCACTCGCCTCTTATTAAAAAAATAGAGCGGGCCGCTGCAACGACTCGCTCTACAAGAAACCGAAGCCTCCGTACTAATTGGAAATACACCCTCTTATTTTAGAGTGAACGTGTCAACAAAAAATTAAGGGCCGGGTTTTACCCCGGCCCCGACGGATTTAATGAGGGAAAAAGAATAAACCCTTCCAAGGATTACTCCTCTGGATTACCGTCTAAAGTTTCTTCCTCTGCGGAGTCTTCCTTTGGTGGATTGAGTTGCTTATCAAGCTCCTCGCGTTGCTCATCACCCATCTCATCAATGGCTTTGAATGCTTGTTGCTTGAGTACATTAGCACACCCCACAACAGTCAATGAAGATGTTACCAAATCCTTAACTTGGTCGATGGTGGCCGTGTTAATTAGGTAGTTGGCGTAGTCTTGTTTTAGTTTATCTAGGTCCATTATATAACTTTCTTGTTTTTGTTTTTGTTTTTGTCTCGGTGAATGGCGGCTAGCATTAAAGCTGCATAGCCGATAATGTCAAGGAGTGTGTCTTCCACTCCCTCTCCCTGAACAAGAAGAGAGCCTCCCTTGAAATATGTTTTCAGCCTTCCAAACTTGTCCCCCAATCTGACAGCTAGTCCTCTCTTGGCATCCACGCCAAAGTCCTTGGCTGCATCGAAGTTGGCAAGGGAATTGTCTGAATCTGAAGTGTAGTCGTGGTTTTTCTCTATCAAAATCTTCAGCATACGCTGGAAGAGTTCTACCAAGAAGCGTTTCAATTCATCTTTGTTCATAGCGTTATAAATTTAACTAAGTTTAGGGGACACAGATAGAAATCTTGTGTCATATCCTCATATCTTTTGTCGGTTCTTTTTTCAGTGTACCAGCTTTTGCTAGTGTCGCTCATTACCAGAGCGGCATGAGTCTTTTTATTGTTCAGTATGTAGTAACAATGAGGCTTTGGGTTGGCCCCGTCAAACGAATGTTTGGCACAAACTATAAATTTTTCTCCGAAGGGCCAGTTACTTCTGTTGGTGAAATAGATTCCTAGCTTCTTTACCTCAACCCTTAGCTGGATATACAAGTCCCCTCGATCAGAGAAGTCATCCCAGTTCTCTCGGCACTTGATATAGTTTGTCGGGTTGACAGTTACGGTGTGTCCTTTGCCAGCAAGTCTGTCGGCTATCATCCAAACCGCATTGTGACTTTCCTCTAAGTGTTTCTTAAATCTTTGCTGGTCGTTCATTTCTTTTTTCTCTTTGCGTTCTCTTCCTTTGTCTTGGCCTTGTGAGCCTCCTTGCTAACTGCCTGCAAGTTTTCCTTACCGCAGAACAATCTGGGAAGAAGCTCGTTCCAGTTGTACCCAAGATATTTAGTTTTGCGTCCCCACTTTTCGGGGATTACCGGCTCGATGTGATCGACCTGCATCTCCTTTGCCGGGAAAAGCTCCTTGGTAATGGCACAGCGGTACATCTTCCGCATCCTGCCAGTCTTGGGGTTCTTCTGGCTCTCAACAAATGCGTCATTGAGCGTCTGATATTTGGGTGCCCATCTCCTAGTTCCCGATCTAACACAGGACATCATAAAGGATCTTAGTCTAGCTTCAGTCCAAACTTTCATTGCATATTTGACGTTTGTTCGGACTTCATGAGGGCCTGACTTCCGAACGGATATTAAGTTAGCTCATCTTGTTTACCAAGTCATAGAACATGAAGCAACTGATTGCATCATCCAGTGCCTTGGCCTGTGCCTGTTCAGTCCACGTCTTGACGTGGGTGTCTCCGTTGTTGGTGTTGATGATAACGGTGTGGATTGGCGGGTCATAGTCTAGGTAGCTAGCAATCTTTACCATCCTAGATTCAGCCGCTAGCTGCATAGCATCCTTGTGGTAGGCTTTGCGGGTAATGTCCTGATGCTCTGCCACCTCCCGCGTCTTGTAGTCAAACAAGGAAAGCTTGCCATTGTGTACGGCCAATAGGTCAATCGTTCCTGCCGTGTTAAATTGCTTGTCACTATTGGAAATCACTCCTTCAACTTCCACCACCTCTAGGTCTTGGTCATCTGCCCATTCAATGAAAGGCATGACAAATGGTTCCCAAGATGGGGGACACTGACCTCCGCAAATGGTAGTTTCTAAATGCTTGTGACACTCAGTTCCCCAAGAAGATGATGTCACTTCCTCACCCGTCTTCGGGTGAACCCTCATTCCCCACATCATATCCATGATTTGCTCCTCACTGAGGTGCGGGTGTTTTTTGCTGAGTTCTATTGCTTTCTTGGTTCTCCAAGTTTCAAAGAATGGATCGGGAAAAACCTTCAGCTTCTCGGTGACGCTAGCAACGATGGCTTTGCCACTATTCTGGGATTCCCTCCTTGCTTGGAAGGGAGTGGACAGGTCATCCCGAAGGAAGCCTGAGTCTTTTTCTATTTCATAAAAGTGTGCCATAATATAAAGCGGGGGCCGGAGCCCCCGCAGTTTAATTAGAATGGTGCCCCTTCCTCCTGAACCAAATCTCGGCCCTCTTGGATAGCTTCCCTCACTTCTAGCAAGTCCTTTGCAATGGAGTATACAATGTGTTTAAATTGTTCATTGTATCCACCGCTTTTAAACGTGCTGTCTTGAGCTGCCACTTGGCTTGCTTGGTTGATGCAAGCTTGAATGGCAATCTCTCTGCCCTTGTCTACTCCGCTACTGCCATTGCTGGAGTAGTTAGGTCGTTTGTAGAACGTCTCGGTTCCATCACTGGACTGGTGTCCGGTGTAGCCTTGACTGTCTTGTGGAATCTCTCTTGGTATTGAGATTTTCCATTTGGTGTGACCCTTTGGGGTCTTGTACGTTGAGTCGGTTGCCTCTACTGTGGCTCCCACCTCTGCCCAACGAGGGGCTTTGCTTTTGCCGTTGGCAACTCCTTTTGTGCCATCGTCAAACTCTAACCAGAATCCCCAGAGATCCCCGTTAGGTGTGCTTCTTGGTTCGTCTCCCATGAGACGCACTGTTTTTATGGTTTTTATTTGTGACATATATATTTAGTCTACGTTGTACCAATACTCATCCTCTGGTGAGAGGGTAGAGATTGGGCTTGTTTGGAATAGCCGGGTTTTGGTATCGAACCAAAGGTCGCGGCTAAAGTTGACCCCGCTGTTGCGTTGCTTGAAACAGGTGAATACCGCATCGCCCTGCTTCTTGTATTTGTCCTGCTCCTCAGCACTTCCATTGGACATTGCCAACTCCTTAGCAGTGTTGCGGTGCATACTGCAAATGGTGTGGCTAGCCTGAGACAGTTCTTGACTGCCCAGAATAGATCCCGGACTGGTAGGGGCATACTTAGTACCCCCATTCTCTTTACTTTTTGCATCGGCATGGGCTATCAGGACTATCGAAAGCTGATGCTTCACGGCTGTCCTAGCTAGATCCTTAGATATCAAACCCTGCTGCTCGAAGTCAAGCTTTGGGGCAAGATAGCTAAAACTATCTATCAATATTGTGTTAATCCCATATTTCTGCTTGGCCAATATGATCTCCGCTTTCAGTCCCTCCCAGTTGTTTCCGCAGTCTCGGAAGTTGGTATCGTCTATGAAGAATATGTTCTCTCCTAGTTCCTCTGCAACCTGTGCACATTGCTCATGCTTGGGTTCCTCCCCAAGAAGTTGTGTTCCTAGCTGAAGCATCATGTTCTCAATGGGAACCTCAAAGGATACAGCCATGCACTTGGTGCCAGTGCTGGCTAGGTGGAGCAGTAGCTGGTACGCTATCTGACTTTTCCCAGATCCGGGGATACCAATGATGGTGAACAACTCGCTCTCCCGTAATGACAGGGGCATATCTTGGAAGCACCAGTTCTTCCACTCCCTCTCTCTCTCCTGTTGGGTGACACAATCCTGCATCTGCAACACGAATTCGTTGGGCCTCACCAAAGCCTCTGGCTCGTTGCCCTTGGCACTGTCCATGAGCCTCTTTAGATCGTCCTCAGTGGGGTGATCCTTGACCAGCCAATCGTTCACATCGTTGTGTGGCTCCGGTATCTCTATCCGGTAACAGCGATCCGCTGAGAGCCTCTGAGAGAGTTTAATGAACATCTGCTGACCTGCATCATCCATGTCGCTGGCAACGTAGATGCGCTCCATCCTAGTCAGCATCTCGAAACAGTTCTCAATCCATCCGTGGTTGCTCGCTGAGGGTACAGCTATGACGGGGATGCGACTCTCCTTCTGCATTTGGTAGAGGGACATA